TGCTAACCACTTCAACTGCTCTGGTGTTGGGTTTGCTTCAATCTTCATACTCACATCTCGTAGGCGCCAAGAACTTCTACTTTTATGTTGAGTCCAATATTTCTGTTAGACGCTCCACCGTCCATAAATACATTCAATGCAGTTATATTCATAATCCCGCATGGTATATCATATATTTCTGTACTGGTTAATCCAGCTCGACCTCCAATCATCTGTCGGCCTAATAGAACTGGATGTGATGCATCCCCCTGTGATACGGTTAGATCGTACGGTGGATTGTCTTGTTCATCACGCGCTAAAGCCACAACATCATCATCTTTAGAACTGATACCTAAAGTTGGTGATAACAACTGCCTTAAAATATTTGAATCAGCAGGTTGGTTGTCATTATCATCCAGCGTATTACTATCTGGTCTGATCTGGCCTCGACTTGCTAGGTATATTGCCATAATTGAATCGTCAGTAATACCAGCATATGATAATTTAATATGATTTAAATCACCGTCATCAGCCTTCAAAGCAGTATAATCCCATGTACCCATAGTCATATCCGCACCCCCTGAAGTCTCATAATGCTTAGGGGTCAAAAAGGAGCCGGGGGTTCCATCCCAAACTGGACGAATCGTTTTCGAGTATGCACCTCGTTCCGATTTCTTAACTCCTTGTTGTTTGAACATATTCTCTCTTGCCGCATGTGCCTTAACCATTGCATTTCTTAAAACCCATGTATTTGGAGCGCTTTGAAAATCAGCGACCTGAACCATTTCAGCGTCCTGGTGGAAAACGTCAGAGTAGTTTCCTGAACCAGTCTCAATTCTTATTTTCGGCAATATAGTAACCGCACATCGATAAACCAATGGTACTCCTTTACTAGTCGTATGCGCAACGTTGTGTCTATTAATAGCTGCAAGATCACGAACGAGGTTTATAGGACTTACACCGGTATAACCGGCCGTACTCAGATCACCAGTCTCATAATACAGTGTTCTATTCGTTGGTAATTTTATCATAGATGTTTTTGCCATAGTTTCCGCAGAAGACGATACTATATCAATTCATACTGAATCCGTCCCAAGCCCCGACCGCCTTGATGAAATCAAAGTCCGCCAAGGGTTCGAGCCAGAGGCTCAAAAACTCTCCTACGGGGAGTTCTGGACTCCCTACCACCAACTGAGGTTTATCATCGTTTCTTACTGGTCTTCTTAATTCTCCCGGTAAAACGGGTAAATCGTCCAGATCGTATATCGAAACAAGTTGGGAGAGAGGTGATAGTGTCCTCTCCCCCGTTGGTAACCAAACTTACCCCGTCATTTGACGGCTCTCCTACGGTACAGTCCTTGGCGTTCCTATTTGCTTCCCACCTTAGCCGTGCATATATATGTTTACATGGCTTACCTATTTGACTCCAAGCTGTAGAACACCATGGGCAAGGTAATCTTGGTGCAGCTAAGTATGTATTATTTTCTACGATCGTATCCATAATCTCCACTCCAACTCCATCCGCTCTTCCTAACGCAGGGTGCGCAGCGGCGCACTTTCTCTCCCGACCAGCGTTTCTTGAATCTTTTACCACAAACTACGCAATGAGTTAATCTCACGGCCAATGCCTCCACTCAGCGTAACAATAGTTTTTACAATTATAACAGTACTCTAACTTAGACCATTTAGAGTTCTTAATTGACACGGGTAATTGACATTTTGGACAAAACCAACTTATCATATAATCCACTCAACATCTTGCGCGCATATGTGACATACATATGTCTTGTAATTCCAATTAATTAATGTGGTGTGTTTATTTGACTGAAAACAATTACAACAAATAATCATTATTCATCCCTGCCATCATTGTTATGATCGCATTCCCCACTTAAACAGTCCAAAAACTGTTTCATTTCTAACATTATATCAAATAATGTTTCTACATCTTCTTCATCTTCTATCGTTATCGTTATCATAAGTCTTCCCAATTATCCCGATAACCACTTCATTTATGACTATTCCGTTCGATTTTCCCCCACCCATACCGCTCTCGCCCTTAATTTTGGGTATGGGCCTTTTTCAAAAAAGGCCATCGACGCGCGACTTCGTCGCCTTTTCGCGTCGCCAAAAACTGCTCTTTGCAACAGTGTCGCAGTCACCCAACTAATAGGATTGAGGTTGGGGTTTGTTTACCCAGATAAATTACCTGGTTATTTTATTCCCGCATAAACGTGTTTTGTTTTATTGTCAATTATTTGTATAATAATTTTTTCTTTTTCTTCGGCCTAATAAAACGAGGTGCCGATTCTAGCCTACTTTCGGATTGCTGGGAAGACATCACCTCAGCTAGAATCGACTCTGTATATTTATCATAAGTTACATCAGGAGTTTGCGGATTAACCGCGTCACTGATGATAGCGACAGGCACACCGTGCATGACAGGGTCAGCAACTGGTGAACCATCGGGATTGCGCCCTCGCACTTCATGATATTCTTTAGATCCAATATCAGGCGCGCCCGGTCCAAAGACCGGCAATAAGTTTTTTCCAGTATCTACGCCTTGGCGTAGAACTCTAAAGACAACAGTTACAGCAGGTCTAAACTGTTGTATCAAAGCCATATTACAAACCCACCATTATTAATAACTCATCGTGTCCGATGCCAGCAGCTACAAGCGCTATCAATGCTAACCACTTCAACTGCTCTGGTGTTGGGTTTGCTTCAATCTTCATACTCACATCTCGTAGGCGCCAAGAACTTCTACTTTTATGTTGAGTCCAATATTTCTGTTAGACGCTCCACCGTCC